CACGATCTCTTTCGATACGTTCGACGTATCGGTAGTAGTACTTTCGACGACACTCCATGAAGGTGTGTATGCCGGATGTACTTAAGTTAAATTCACCAGACAGGTCAGAACCTTTTCGTTCCCTCCAAGATCCGTCATCAGGCCTGGATGTACCGCAGCAAATGTTAATGTATTCACATGGCGTATTGAACTTTGAGCACGCACTGCTGTTCTGGTACCAGCTACCGTTCAAACGGGCATCCCTGATGTGATCAGCGATTGTGTTTAACGTCAAGTAGGTTTGCTCACATTGAGCAGTGGTGCGACGAAGATTCCCGTGACGAAGATAGTATTTATCTGGGTCAGCAAGTATCTCCGAGAACAAACGTGTCTCAAACAGCTCAGGTGTTTCCACATCGCCAACATCTACTGCTGGTATAGGAATTTTCAACATAAGGTCGCAATAGTGACCAGCCTGTAGCTGCTCTATATCCGCTTTCTTCAGCTTCCTTGGACGAATCCTTGGCTTGTGAACAACATCGTATATAGTTTGCTCTAACTCTTCCTCCATGAAGAGTTGAGCCATGTGGTAGGCAGACAGCTGTAAGTCATAAGCCAGCTTCTTGAAATATGGCTTATTCAGATCTCCCAGATCATGCACGGTCGTCTTATGTTCCAACATAACAAGACCATGATTATCGTCCGTGATCAGCGTATCTATCTTACCAACGAATACATAGGGTTTTACTTTCAGTTCAATTTCAAAGTTACGCTCTACGTCAACTGCGTACCATGTGTCGGCAGCATATCGATAGAAGTAACCGAGAACAAGTGCACGAAGCTTAGCTTTGTCATACTCTTCCATTTCGTAGTTTGAAATTGCTGCTAAGTGCTTACTCATTCGATGACACCTCATTCTTGTTGATGTAATCTTCAAGAGCTGATTTGGTAGTCATCCAAGTCTTGCCAATCTTTCTGGCTTCCAAGCCTTTGTTGACCCAGTTACGGATCGACTGTGGCGTTTTGTGTAGAAGCTTTGCAGCTTCAGAGATAGTTATCTTATCTGGATCAAAGATATCCATAGAACCTTCCTTTCCCAACTAGCTGTAGTAGTTGTAGTAGTTGTATTTAGCGAGCCCCCTTAAGGGCTCGCAAGAATCAAGTAGAAGTCGTCTTAGTCAAAGAACATTATAAATATGCATAAACCATATTCATCCGTCAAGTCCAATTTTAGCCGTAATTGTTTTTTTAAGACGTTCGATCTCTCTCGCAGTAAATTGACGCGCTCTGTCCTCGGCATCCTTTTCCCAAACTTCAGCCGAGTAGTCGTCTGGTAGTTGAGCTTCCGTGTATGTCCTGAGGGCAGTCTTGACTGCCGAAGCCGTCCAGTTGCGATTGGTAGAGGACTTGGTTCTCAGCTGATTCATGCGTTTTGCTATCTTGCCAGCAGACATACCAGAGTTGCGCAGGTGGATTATATAACCCACTTTCTCCAGGTAGGGCAATCTTTTTTTGATTGTGTTGGACACTTGGGTTTCAGATGAAAGCTTACTTCTAAATTCAGCTTCCCAGCGCAATAAAATACGGACAGCCCCATTGGAGCTGTCCGTATCGTCGATACCAGACTTGATCTGTTCTCGTATTCTAAAGTATTCCTCCTTGGTCAGATTCAGTGCTATGTTCCTGCTCACGTTTCCATTTCCTGTAGAATTGAAGTTGCAAATGCCTTATTTCCTGCTTAGCAATAAATTCTACCAGCTCACGGGTCTGACGATCATCCTCTTTTCTTAGGCTTATGTGATCGAACATCCATAACTTATTGTGGATAGCCGCCTCCAATTCCTTCTTGGTTGAATCCTGATACGGATCAGCATCCAAGATCGAAAATGCGTCACGGATATCATGCCTGATCCTGAGGATACTGCTATCTTCTAGTTTTTCGATGTAACTCATTCTGAATTCCCTTCATTCATTTTCTCAAGTTCTTCCTTGGCCGCCTCGTAGTCGAATACATATTCGTACAGGGCATTATTCTCCAATGCTTGGCCAATCAATGTGTGAAGCAGTAGTGCTTCATCATCCACGTACTCCACATACGCTTCCGAGATGTCATGGTAGATCATCCACTTCACAGTGACCCCCTTGAGCTCACTCGGCTCAAGGAAGCCATCTACGCTGGCCACTTCGGTGTCCTGCCAATCAGACGCTGGTTGCCCCTCAGGGAAGTACCAGATCGTCTTGGACGATCTGGCGAACCCATTGAGTACTATAAAGCATTCACAACCATCGCCGTCTATAAACTCGTGATGCAGTCCTGCCCACGATCCGGCTAGTTTCTTTAATTCGTCTAAGGTTTTAATTGGTTTCATTGCTTTCCCTTTTTCTGTTATCTTCAATTTCCATGTCCATAACGCTCAATAACGATTCGTGCGTCATGCTCCAATCCATATCATCACCAATATGGACTACATCCTCCCACTCGGTTTTAGTGACTGGGGGATCAAACCGTGTTTGCTCTGGATCAGGGTCGTAAAACATATCCATCTCCCACCATGCGATCACAATTTGATCCTCTGGAGGCAGCTGGTTCAAGTAATTAATTGCGTCTTTAACTCTCATCTTCATTCTCCGTCAGTTTTTTAGCTTTATGACAAATCTCGGCTAAATGCGAGTAGCACGCATTGAAATCCGGTTGGCCGTCCTCATCCCAAGTGGATGCGGGTGGAAGCCAATCGCCATTTTCGCTTTGGTCTCCCAGATCCCTCACAAACTCCACAAGCTTCCTGTTGTGGTTCTCTGCACGCAGGCACCATAGGTGAGCCTTCTCAACGATCTCGGCTGCCACAACAAGCTCCTGAGTGGATTGCCAGAACTCTATCTCATTCTTGCCGTCATTGGGGCATTTGAAATAGCCAAAGTAATCATTGTAGTAATATTCCTTATCATGATCCGCATAATCGACTTCAGCATCACGTACGTATTGCTTACAAGCCTTCACAAGGATCATGATGCAGTCTTTAAGAGATTTGCCTTCGATTGCCTTCCTTGCATTTCGCCTTGCAAGTTCGGAACCTCCTAATCCACCTACGCTAATATTCCAACTACTGAGTCTCTTCATGTAGTCGTAACTGTGTTCTTCCTTTTTCATCAGACTTTTACCTTTCTGAATAGTAATCTTGAAGCCCAGTTGTAGTCTTTCCTGAAACCATTCAGGTCTTGCTGAGCTTCCTTTCTAGTCTTATACGATCCGACATAATCAACGGTGTCATCAGGCCAGATCACTTCGATCTCCCACTTACCCACAACAAAGTCCTCAGGAACAGGAAGCCCCTTGGCTTCCTGCTCACTGACAAACTGCTGTGTTAGTCGGAATAACCTAAACTTACACGTCATCTTCAATCTCCTTGGGGAATTCATGCACTTTGCCATCAGTACCTAGGAATGTTCCCGCAGGTAGTTGTTGGAAGCTAATGTAGCCATTGATCATGGCATCCAAGAATGAGATGGACGGCTCTTCACCATCCTGTTCCGGCTTATCGACCGGCTGTTTATCGTTAGTCATTTGTTTTCTTTCCTGCGCACCTGGAATAACTTTGGATCAGGCACAAAAAAATACCTGCTGGCCTTTCGACCAGCAGGTTGGTTAATGAATAGTTACTCTTCGATCCGTTCGATGTTCCAGTCGATCTCATTGGATGATTTGCCTTCGGAGTAGACATTGATCTCTTCCGTAACATTTTCATCCTGATATTCGCTGTAAGCAATATTCCTAGCTTCAACAAGCGTCCGAGCTTCAACCTTAGTGGAGTATCGATTGACTTCTTCGATTTCCATAAGGACTTCCCAATTCCAAACCCAATATTCTAAAGCCTTATCAGCGGCCTCCATGAACTCTTCTAAGTCCTTGTCGGTCTCATCACGGGTGTAGTAAGGGTTTGCGGCCTTCTTGAGATCTCTGAGCTGCCTGAGGGCTTCAACCAGATGCTTGATCTGTTCGATCCCGAGCTGATTGGTGGCTACTTGCAGTAGACCCTCATTGTCCTCACCTTCCCAATTCCATTCACGTAATTCATTCAAAGTATTCATACTAATTCTCCTTCTGTTATGGCTCTACACCATGCCTTGAAAACATCTCTTGCTTCTTGTTTAGTTAAATCAAAATGCGCCATCAGGATCTCGGGAAACTCATACGAGTTATGCATTCCCGTCTTCTGTAGGTAGCTTAGTAAGTCAAAGTATTCACTCACAGCTTTTCTCCTTGTTAGTGAAATAGAAAAATAAAAATGCTGTCCCAATAAGGGACAGCATAAAAAGTAAACTAGTTAGCTCGCTGCTTCTCATTAATTGTTTCCTGCACTGATTCGATTGAATCCACAACAGATTTTGCTAGACGGTCGATATGTCCTTCAGAAGTTGGGAAACCCGCCAGATCAGCAATCATTGCATTCCACAACACGTTGAAGTGGTTGATGATGTCCTGATCCAAGTCCAGCAGTTCTTCAGTGTCATTGCTGAATTGCACAATGGCTACATCACCAATGATTCTGTTGAACTCCAATGCTTTAGCATCTTCGGCAGTGATACTCTTATCAGCTCCCTTGTGAGCTTCTTCATCCCAAATGCTATTGATGGCGGCTGCGTATTGCCCAAAGTTCTCATACCGAAACAATGAAGCTACGTTGTTGATGTGAACGCCTTCAGGGTTAAAGCCAGCCAGTTCATCACCAATGATGCATACCGAGTAGCCTTCATAGACTGTCGGAGTCCACATTGCCGGATGAATGAACTCAAACGGTGCAGTGGTATCCCAAGCGATAGTTTCCATAACTTCCCGCAAGTTGTTGTGGTTGTGGGTAGTTGGTTGTTGTGGTTGTGCATGAAGCACCAAAGTCTTAGCCATTTCAATTCTCCTTGAGTTTGGCGAAATAAAGATACCAGCCCCGTAGGGCTGGTGTTTGCTTAGATTGCTATAATAACTGCATACCAGGAATAAGTCTAGATCAGATTATGCGTGCCATGGATATATAACGACATCAACCGCAGGATTTGCGCAGTCTGTACATGATCCGCATAACTCAGACTGTCGCTTCTTGCGCCTTGGGCGCTCACTGGCAACGGCGAAGGCTTCACGGGTTGCACTACAAACGCTGACAGTGTTTCCGCTGTCTCTTAGACGTTGTGCAACCTGTTCGGCAGCAGATAGATTATTTTTATTCCCCTGTCCCTTTTTGCCGACAATTACGGCACGTGCCCCACTTGACCGGCTCACAGTACTGTTCCCGCTGAATGTCTCCACGTCATGCAGCGGAGGCATACTCTCGCGTATAACGCATAGATCACCCAATTGGCGCCGGTGTTGGCGTGCCTTCTCTTTACCCTGTACTGGCCAATGAACAGGAATTCCCGCATCATTGGCAACGGTTAAAAGCTTACGGGCGGCGGCGTAGTATTCCCTGCGCCGGTTATTCTGTTTGAGATAGTCCACGGTAGGACTGGCGCCCAGTGGGTTGATCCTTAACCATGGGATATCGTACCCGCATAAAATCAACTGTTCTAGTTCAAGGCGGGCAGCGTCCAACGTGGCGGCCACGTCTAATACTTTTAATCGCTTGTTGTGCGCCTGCTTGATGTACTGCCTATGCTTGTAAAGCGTTAACACGTAGCAGTCTCTAACCTTACAACCAGCACAGGCGCCTGCATGCCCTGCAGGTAGTAGGCTCACCCCTACGCTTCCCCTTTTGAATTTCTGTATTTCTTGTAAAACCTTCATTGTCTATCTTCCTTTAAGGCTAAAAAAATAGGGGGCAGCGGATAGGCTGCGCCCCTGGCATAAGTTTAGATCGGTTACACGGATTCAGGCGGGTTAACCCCTGATCCATAGTGGACGGCTGCAGGTATCATATCTGCATCATGGAACAATGCATACTGAACGCCCGTTGATATCGCCGAGCATGCCTCAGGCTGTAGAACATCATCTATGATTGCCTGCCTTACCGTTATCCCTGCGCCGTACTCAATGGCCAGTTGGCCGATGTCTTCAATGGTTATCTTGATATAGTCAGACTGCCATAGAATAGGCATAGTTTCCGACGCGCTTTCATCGTCTTGTATTCTTTCCAATACTTCATTCAATAGTCCCTCAACTTGAAATAGATCCATATTGCTTAGATAGGACTGGAAGAGGATAAACTGAATAGGCTCAGGGGACTGTTGATAGATCGTACTGATCCAGCTGAATGATTCTCTCATTGTGCTTTTCCTTGTTTGTTAGTGCTTGTAAATACTACGGCTAATTGTATATAGAATCGGCTATTGTGGCCAGTTGTCTTTAATGCTTGTAGAGTCTGGCTTGTTGTCGTTGGTGGTTGTCGTTGGTGGTTGTGCGTGCTTGGGGGGCTATGGGTACGGCTAGGCTAGTCAAGGACGGTGAATAATGTCCGGCTGTCCAGCTGCAGCCCCTCACCTATGAAGATTATTGCCTACCTGGCAGAAGATTAGATCGGAACCAGCTGCCGGCACAGTCTCGGACCTGTCGCCGATCGGCGATTATTCAAGTACCGCAAACGTCTCATAATGTTTATTATGTTCGGTTTCGCAGTTTTGATTTCCCACACGCGCGATCCTTATATATAGAACCAAACCCCCCACCCCCACGCGCGTATCTATACATATAGCTACCGAAACTAGCGAATGCATTTTTCGACCCTATGGAGTAGAATGGTAGTGTACCTGGGAGGGACTGATTATGAGTGGAATGGAAGACGTAGTAGCTGTATTACACCACGCTTTCCGCTGGGATTGCGAGATTTGTGGACGTGAGAACTTTGAGAGGGCCATCTCTATGGAAAAAGAGTACATAGAGGCTAAGGTTGATGGTAAGCTAGACGAAGATGGTGATTACGTTCTTTACCCTGCAATAGTGATATGTAAGCACTGTTCCGCTCAATACCTGGCATCTTTCCAGGGTTTACCGGATTTAGAAGAGGAAGATAATTAATGGCTCAGAAATGGACTCCTGATGGGGATGTATCTAATAGTGGCTTTACCGACAATGGCGGCGGGAGTTCTAATCTTTACACTAAGATTGATGACGACACCTATTCGGACAGCACTTACATACAAGCCACTGATGATGATTCAAGTTCAAACAAGAATGTTATTCTCACCTTGGAAGACGAGTCAACTCCCGACAGTGGCGACTGTAAGTTTTATTTCAGGGCAAAAAGCACCAACAACTACGGTTTTATGGGTGGAAGCGCTCTTACTATTAAGATTCATTTGCTTGAAGGTAGCTCAAACACTTCTAGGGACACATATCAGACTGCATTATCAACGTCCTTTACTAATTACGAGTCGGATGTGCTGGATGTTAGTGGGGTCAGTGATTGGAGTGAACTTAGGGTAAAGATAGAGGTTTTGACTGGAGGCGGTATGGGCGACACTGCTACAGTTAGCAATCTTTACTTACAAACACCAGCTGCTGGAAGCTCTACTCCGATAGCTGCAATATCAATGAACACATACAGACAAATGAGGGATTAACATGTTGTTTTTAAGAAAAAGTACCGCCGTAGATGTGCTTATAGGCCCGTTTTTAGACGACGGTGACGGTAAAACACCCGAAACAGGCTTAACCATTGATGTCGAATTGTCTAAGAACGGACAGGCTTTAGCCAATAAGAGCGATAGTACAGCACCTACACATGATGCTGCGGGCAGTATTGATGGGTATTATAATTGCGAACTTGATGCCACAGACACTAATACTACTGGAACATTGAAACTAGCGGCTTTTGCTTCTGGCGCATTGCATGTATTTGAAACATTTCAAGTCATTGAGCAGGATATTTACGACGCTATATTTGGCTCAAGTGCCGACTTAATCACCAAAATAAATGCCATTGACACTGTAGTAGATGCTGTCAAGGTAGTAACAGACGCTATTAGTTCTAATGGTTCTGGCCTATCGGCAGTTCCATGGAACTCATCTTGGGATTCTGAAGTGCAAAGTGAAGTTAATGATGCACTTGTGGCTTTAGGTTTAGATCACCTAGTATCAGCTTCTGTGGCTGGATCAGATGTTGCAGACAACTCTATTGTCGCTAAGCTGGTCAGTAAGGAATCTACTGCTGATTGGGATGATTACGTGAACACGACGGAGAGCTTGCAGGCTCTCCGAGATAGAGGTGATTCTGCTTGGACAACTGGTGGTGGGGGAGGTGCTAGTGCTGCCGACATCGCTGATGCCGTCTGGGATGAAGCTGCTAGTGGTCATGCAAGCTCAGGTACATTCGGGAAATACGTGGCTGACATCCTAACTGACACTGCTGTAATTGGTTCTGCAGGAGCTGGATTATCTGCTATACCGTGGAACTCTGCATGGGATGCCGAGGTTCAGAGTGAATGCGCTGACGCACTCACGGCTCACTGGGGAGCTACATTAACGGAATCTTACGCTAATGATAATGCGGCAGCTACTCCAGCGCAGCTTCTGTATATGATCTATTCAGCTTGTAGCCAGTTTACTGTGTCGGGAACAGATCTTAATTGCTACGGATTAGATGGCAGTACTGTAAAGATGAAGTTTACTTTAGATGATGCAACAAGTCCGACAGAACGTAAGAGAGCGTCATCTCCATAAATAAAGCGAGCCCCGTAAGGGGGCTCGCAGTCGGGTAAACACCTACATGAAGCGTTCCGTATATGAACATTTTAACGATAGTCGTCAATACTGCAAGGGGTCAAAATGGCAATTAAAGATTTAATTGGTCCTGGATTTATTGGTGGTAACACCGTTGAATTCATTGTCACCAGGGGAATGGGGGCCGCTGCTTCGACTATACATTACTTTGTTCAGCATAATCAGATTATCGGGGACATAGCCTCCGAGGAGCTGTTCCGGCAGGGCGTAGCCCTTACAGGCTACACCTTTCTCTTGATAAACAAAACGACAGGTGCGGCAATAACGTCAGGAGCTGTTACTTCAAAAATCACTAAAGACGGAGGAACTCAGGGTAGTACCACTAACTCAGCAACCCATGAGGGAAACGGACAATGGTCCATAAACTTAACCTCCGACGAAATGGATGCTGAAATAATTGGACTTACGTTTACTCATACCAATGCAATTGCAGAACATAGGACAATAAAAACGCATGGCTAAAAAGAAGCGACGAAGACCAGGATGGGCTCTGTTTATTGACAGGATGAAAAGGGAGCAAAGATATCATCTTTACAGGGAAGTCTATCAAAGACTCCTAGATGAGGGTAAGCCTCAGAAGACTGCCTCCTTTGAAGCTTGCAAGGAAATGGGGTATGAAGGACCGGACAAGGAGAGGGAAATACAGGCCGATTGGCTACAGGTACAGGAACAACAGCTGGAGAAGGAGGAAAAGGAGCAAGAGAAACAAAGACTGGAGGAAGAGAGAGCTCCTGCTAAATTACAGCGGGAACAGCTAGATCTCCTTGATCAGCTTGGTGACTATGACATCCAGGAGTCCGACCTGCCAGAAGACATTGCCTGGGTCTTTCATAATTTACATAAATGTAAAGGCGAGCTGGATGAGTGGCTTATTGTTCCTGACCATGCTCCCACGCCTGGAGCGTGGAGCATGATTGTGTGGGCTGTTGGTAATCAGACTAAGTTTATGGAGCTTGTAATCCGTGAGCAGATGAAGATCAACAGCGGGAAAGACGAAGACAAAACGATGAAAGCTACCAATCACACGATTGAGCAAATCGAACAAATGCTGGCCAACATCTAATAAAGGAAGATTATGAGTTTATACGACCAGGTTCCTAAAACGCTTAAAGAGAACCTTGAATACCGGCGTGATCTTCTCAAATGGGCAGACACTGTTGAGAGGCAGAGGGTGTTATTCACAGCTTGTCGTGAGGACATATTGTTTTTCATTAATGTTTTCTGCTGGTTGTACGAGCCCAGGTCTTCACGCCTTCGTGGTACGAGCTCTAACGTAATTCCCTTTCTGACCTATGAATACCAGGACAGAGACTTCACTACGATGAATGATGTCCTGGGAGACAGGGACATAGGTATTGAAAAGTCTCGTGACCTTGGTGCGACCTGGATGTTTCTTACATTGCTGTTTTATCAATGGATGTTTTACGATTTCAGTAGTTTCGGAATTATGTCTCGTACTGCTGACCTGGTAGATAAGCCTGGTAAGAAAGACACGTTAATGTGGAAACTAGACTTCCTTCTCACTGGGGATGGGGGCAAGGGGGGCTTGCCCCCATGGATGCGGCCTAATGTTTACCGGACAGCCATGCTGATGGAGAACAGAAGTAACGGCTCCACGTTTGAGGGTGCTTCAACTACTGAAGATGCTTTCCGTGGTGGTCGTAAGAAATGCATTGCAATTGACGAATATGCTGCCTTCCCTAACGGGGACGACTATAAAGCGTTGGCAGCGACCCAGCACGCTACGGACTGTCGGATGTTTGTTTCAACTCCGAAGGGGGCGAGTGGGGCTTATTACGATGTGATGCACCAAGATTCCAACATGGTTAAAGTGATCATGGATTGGAAAGAGCATCCAGTAAGAAAGCAGGGTCTTTACTCCAGTGATGCTGGTGAAATAAAGATACTTGATGAAGAATATGAATTTCCGGAAGATTACCAATTTGTTAAAGATGGTAAGGTAAGAAGTCCATATTACGACCAGGAATGCATGAGGCCAGGAGCTACACCACAGTCAATTGCACAGGAATTAGACCGTGACTACGGGGGTTCTGAGTACCAAATCTTTGGAAAGGATTTGTATGAGATTGGAAGAGAAAGCGTTATTAGCCCTTATTGTAATGGCATTTTACATTACGACGAAGATACTCTTGAGCCGGAATTTAACGTCACGGAAGATGGGCCGTGGAAAATTTGGTGCCACAGAGATGTCCATGGGAAACCACTTTCTAATGGTCAGTATGTTGTCGGTTGCGATATTGCTGCCGGGCTTGGAGGTTCTTACAGCTCTAACAGCGTGTGTGTTGTCCTGGATAGAGTCACAAATGAACAAGTGGCTGAATTCGCAACAAACACCATGAGGCCGGAAGCATTTGCTGATTTAGTCATCTCAACGTGCAAATGGTTTGGAGATGCGTATTTAATTTGGGAAATGAATGGACCACCTGGCGGTGCTTTTGGAAGACAGATCCTGGATCGGTTTTATCCAAACATTTATTTTCGTGACACTGAAGGTAGGTCCTTCAAAAAGAAAACCAAGAATCCAGGATGGTTCAGCAACGATAAAAACAAACTTGCTGTTTTATCCAAAATGAGTAGTGCGGTACAATCAAAACAGTATCTTATACGGTCAGACAAGCTTTTAGAAGAGTGTCGGCAGTATGTTTACAAAGATGGTAAAGTTGTTCACTCACGAAGCGTAAAGACACAGGATGATTCTTCAAAAGGTCAGTCTCATGGTGACCGTGTGATTGCAGCTGCAATTGCTTGGCATGCAGTTTTGGAAAGACCGCCTCGGAAGGACCCTGTCGCTGATGAAATACGTGACGATGCTCCTCATGGGAGTATGGCCTGGAGATGGCTTGAGAGTGAAAAGAAAAGAAAACAATTCGTTAACACTGGATGGGATTGATGGACGTATACAACAAAGACGAAAGAGCTAAGCTCTTGAAATGTATTGAATACTCTACTAGAAATTTAAGACCATTCCGTGAACTTAGAAAGCGGTTGGTCAAAGACTACGTAGGTACCTATTACAACCAGGGCGGGGATGAAGCTAATTCTGAGATCATCATGAATTTGATGTATCAGACGGCAGAGACTTACACTATGTCCCTGGCAGCTAACCGTCCACGTGTTCTCGTAACCAGTAAGTTCGCAGAACTTAGCTGGTTCGCACATCATTTCCAGAGAAGCATTAACAACCTTATTGAAGAGATTCACTTAGAAGAGACTCTTCGTAAGGCAGTTCTTGAGGCTTTCTTTGGGATGGGGGTTGTTAAGGTTTACACAGCTGAATCAGGATTGATAAAGCTAGAAGGTGAAGATGAGTGGGTAGATCCTGGCAAGCCTTATGCAGAAAACATCAGTCTTGATGACTTTGTTTACGACATTGAAGCTACAAGCTGGAACAAGATTCGCTACGCTCTAAACAAATACAAGATGCCTAAGTATAAGGCATTGCAGGATGATTCGTTTGACCAGGATGTCGTAAAGAACATGCAGCCCTATTCAAATGAATCTGGGATGATGGACCACCAGCCAGACAAACCTTTACGTGATTCCTTTACGGGAGAATCAAAACCAGATCCGTATGAAGAGCAGCTTGAGTTAATGGATGTGTGGTTACCGTATGAAGGTATTGTTGCTACATTTCCTGTTGGCAAGCAGTCTGCTCCGTTAAGAGTTGTAGAATGGGACGGACCGGAAAATGGTCCATTCCATATTCTCACATTGTGTGCAGAAGTCCCCGATCAAATTATGGGTGTATCTCCTGCCATGAACCTGAAGCCTTTGAATGACATTATTAATGGCCTCCTTCGGAAACAAAAGCGTCAGGCTCAAAGACAGAAGGATATTCCGTTTTACCAGGATGGTGCACACGAAGATGCCCAGAGATTGCAGCGTGCTGGTGATGGTGAATGGACTCGGGTTTCCAACCCCGAGTCCGTCAATGTGTTGAAGATGGGAGGTGTGGATCAGCAGAACCAGGCATTCAGTATGGCAATGCAAGAGCAATTCGACCGTATGGCTGGTAACCTCCAGATGATGGCTGGTCTGGGACCACAGTCAGAAACAGCTACCCAGGACAAACTTATTCATGGTGCTGTATCTAAGCGTGAAGCTAATATGCAGTACCGTGTCGTAGACTTTACTGCGAACATATGTAAAGATCTTGGTTGGCTTCTGTGGACAGATCAAGCCACTGAGATTGAAACTTCCTATCAAGTTGCTGGTAGAGATTACAGGACAACCTGGTCACCAGAAATGCGAGAAGGTGATTTCTTGCAGTACAACTTTGACATTGAACCTTATTCGATGATGTACAAGTCTCCATCTGAGAAGCTAAACAATATTACTCAGTTTGTTACTCAGATAGCTATGCCGATGCAGCAGAACATGATGGAAGCTGGTGGGCAAATAGACTTCCAGGAGCTCTGCTTCCTGTACTCTGAATTGTTAGACATACCAAGACTTAAAGAAGTTATCACTTTCTCTGAGCCCAAGTCTAACAGGCCTAAACCTAATCCAGCTGAGCCTCCTCAGCCTCAGAAGGTTGTTAAGGAAAATGTTAGAAGGTCTGTCCCTACAGGTGGTACCAGGGATTCTAGAAGTCACGTAATGCAACAGATCTTACAAGGTGGTCAGCCAAATCAACAGCAGATGGCTCAAATGGGAAGGACTCCGGCAGGATAATGAAAACCATAATTCATGTGAATCAACATAAAATAAAGAGCAATAAAAAAAAGGATCTTCCTGAGCCGGTTCTTACAGTTAAGACATATAAAGACAACCGTTATGCTCATGAAGCTGTAATTGTTGACGATGACGGCAGCGAGATAGCTAGAATCGTTTACCGTCCTCACAAACCTTTATCTTGTGGGGCTCATTGCTGGATAGAAACTCAGAAGGAAGTGATTGTTAATGAGTAGGAAGAAGTATTATTACAGGAACAAAAAGGGAGAGCTTGCCTGGCATGACACTCCAGCTCCTGAATACGGTAAAGAAAATGTAACTAAAGTATCCCGTAAGCTAGGTACAAATGCCTGGGCTACAGGGTTAAGTAGTGTTGCTGCGGCTGTTCACAGCAACCAGGTCAGTGAATTCAGGGAAGATGCAAAAGCCCATGGATTTACTGGTGTTGATTTTAAGAAAGACGGTACAGCTGTATTTAGTTCCCGAAGGGAGCGAGCAAAGTACCTAAAGCATCGTGGTCTCAGAGACCGTGATGGTGGTTATAGCGATTAAGGAAGAACTATGAGCGAAGAACAAGAAAGCGAACCAGTTGAACTGACAGACTCCGATTTAGCAGTAATTGATGAAATCAATGAAGAAAGATCGGGAGAAACAGAAATTGAAGACAATGGCGATATTGATGATATTTCCATTGAAACAGAAGAAGAAACAAGTCAAGATATAGATAACGAGAGTGTTGAAGTATCCACTCCCGAACCCACTATTCCTGACGATGTACGTCAAGCTGCTCAGTATTACGGATTAAATCCGAACGACTTTAGCAGCGAAGGTGCACTGAGGAATGTTATAGATCAGTTTATCTTAGCGGAGCAGCAGGTTTATAACGCTCAACAGTACACTGGTCGGCAAAGTGCTCAGCAGACGCAGCAGCAAATTGTTGACCATTTTAAGGTTGGACTAGGTGATGATTATGATGAAGGTCTTCGTGACGCTATTAATTCGTTAGCAGGTAACATTGTTAACAATTTTAATAACCAACTTGGAACCTTACAGAATCAAATATCCTACCAGCAACAATTCGTTGACCAGGCATACCGTGAGCAATCTCAACAGATGGCTCAAGGTCAGCTTGATCAGTTCAACGATGCTGTCGCAAGCCTTAAACACAAATCCTTGTTTGGTGACAAGCCATTCCAGGAAATTGATGCAAATAGTTCAGAGGGCCAAAATATGGCTCGGCTATTTGATCAAATGACTGTTCTCGCAACCGGATATCAGCAGATGGGCCAAAACCCGCCTGCTTATAAGCAGTTGGTAGAGCAGGCTTACCGTGCCTTATATGGCAATGAAATAGATTCGTTAAACAAGCGCAGAACAAATGATCGGCTTCGTAAGCAAGCGAAGCGAAGACTAGGAGGTGGGGCAACTACCTCCAAGCCAATCGCTCCGATTTCTGACGATCCGGTTAATGACCCTGTTCTCAAGGAAGCCTTTGATGGTTATCTCCGAGAGAATGGAGACATATAATGCGCATATTTTAGGAGTGAGCAATTATGCCATTGCTACCAGATCAATTAGACGATTTTGTCAATTTGACCTTGGATAACTTCAAAAAGCGAAAGTGGGTTGACCTTTCTTTAGATTTGCAACACCACATTTTTGCTTCCAAGTTCTTATCCGGCAAAGCCGCAGACCCTGAAAAGGGTGGTGTTCAGCTAAATTGGAAGGTCCAGACTACAAACACTGGAACAGCTAAATTTAGCGAACTTTACTCAGTCGATGTTACTAGCGTGAAAGACCTTACCACCGAAGCTAAACAGCAGTGGACTAAGAGTACGGTTAACTTCAGCTATGACGTAGATGAGGATGTTTTCCAATCGGATCGTGAAACGATCATACGTGAAGTTGAAGTGCGTGAGCACTCCATGTACAACGATTGGTTTGAGTTAATGGAAGAAGCACTTTGGAGTGCTCCTTCTTCTGACACCCAATCACCACGACGACCATCCGGTATTCCTTTCTGGATTCAGAAGGGCACTGGCTCAGGTGGTTTTGTTGGTGGTGATCCAAGTGGATTTAGTAATGGTGCTGGCGGTATTAAAGTCGCTGATGTAGCTAACTGGAAAAACTGGGCTGGTCAGTATACGACAGCAAGCCGTGACGATCTTATTGCTAAGATCCGAAAAGCTTGTGAGTTTACTTACTTCCAAGCTCCTAAGCAGTTCGCAGAACTTGCTGGCGGCAAGGGAGATTCAGACTGGATGTTCTTTACTACTTACAACACTCTAGCTGACCTAGAGAAATTGTTGGAAAGTCGTAATGACAACCTTGGTGCAGATCTCAGCAAGTATGCTGGTTCAGTCGTCATCAAAGGTAATCCTGTTGTATGGGTTCCATATCTCCAGGAAAATGACACCAGTGATCCGTTCTACGGAGTAAACCTCCGAGTATTCAAGTTCTTCTTCCGCAAGGGTCGTAAGATGCTTCGCCATGCTCCACAGCAGGCAGCGCGTCAGCACACCGTTCGTGAAGTTCATATGGATACATGGGGTAACTTCGTATGTTACAACCGTCGTAAGCTTTTCGTATTGAACAAAGCGTCCTAAAATTTTAGTTGAAAGGAGGTAACCCAAATGGGAGACCTTTACTTAAAACCACAACGTGGTGCTGGCAAACTCCTGAGAGGACTGTCGGCCAACATTTGGAGTCAGGCGCCATTGGTTCAGATTAATTCTGGAGCAATAGACGAAGGCTTCGGATTTATAGATGACTTCCTTACCTTCCCTGAAGCTAACGCTGAAATCCCTTGGCTGTCTACACAGTCCACAAGTGGAACCTCTGCGTTGGATGATGCGAAGGGTGGTGTTCTTAAGATTGATTCTGGTGGAACAACACAACACAAAGGGATGAACCTTCAGTATGGTGTTGGCGAGCAATTCCTCGCTAATGCTAATGCGAAAATCTATTTTGAGGCTCGCATTAAACTATCAACAATCAGTGGCCCAAAAGTGCAAGCTTTTGTTGGTCTTGCTCAAGAGAGCACTGCTGTGATCGCTTCTGGTGCAAACGCCACTGCCAATCACATCGGGTTTGAATTTCTGAACACAACAGACATCAAACTTGTGACTGAGAATGGTGGCAGCCGGACTGCTTCAGCTTCTTCTCTAGCGACTCTTGTTGATGGAACTTACGTCAAGCTGGGATTTGTTGTTGATGGAGTCAGCAAGATTACACCGTATGTAAACGGTGTTGCTGGTGATGCTATCACAGCGAATGTCGCAGCCAGCGAATTGTGCCCAACACTCGTATGTCAGACGGATGGTACTGTCCGTCCGGTTATGTATGTGGACTGGGTTGCTTGCTATCAAGCAGAGCAGATCGACAACTAGTCGGTTTCTGTTTTTCGTCGCTGGGGGTAAGGTTGCTTCCTTTACCTTGCCCCCAGTTTTTTACATACAACACAAAACCTGAGAGGGCTAGTTCATGAGCTTTATCCGCAATGAGGCTGTAACTGGATTTACTTTTGGTTTAGTAAATAAAACCACTGGAGCAGCCCTTACTGGGGCTGCTTCCGGCATAGGTAAATACATTACTAAAGATGGAGGCACACAAGCCTCTATTGCTGGTAGTATTGCGGAAGAAGGTAATGGGCAGTATTCAGTAGATCTTACTGCCGCAGAAATGAACGCAGCTGTTATTGGGTTAATGTTTACCCATTCATCAGCGGTTCCGGTCCAGTTTACGATAAAGACACTCGGTTCTCCGGCTGATACCAGCACAGAGTCAACGCTGTCTCTATCATTGACTGACCTGAGGAAGGAAGTCGGCTGGTATTGGCTCGGAGAACGTACTTCCAGTAACTGGAGTACTGACGAGTTGTCACAGATAGATGATATTATTAATTCTGGGCTCCGTCAATTTTACCATCCAGCACCAGGAGGACTTGCTCCTAAAGGCTATAAATGGTCTTTCATGGAGCCGGTAACGACGCTTTCTACTGTTGCAGGAACAAAAGACTATACTCTCTCGGCAAACTTTGGCGGCATGATTGGAATAGCAACATATGCTACTAGTGATGATCGTTGGAGTCCAATAGAAACAACTGGGGAGGCTAGGATAAGATTGCTTCGCCAAAGAGACAGTGGTAGTGAGCAATCAGATCCACGTTTTATGGCAGTGCGTCCAAAGAGCAGTGATGGGTCAAATGGGCAGAGATTTGAATTGATGCTCTGGCCTACTCCTGACCAGGCTTATACGGTCTCCTATCGATACCATGCTCTCCCAGTAAAACTTACTACTGGAAATCCTTATCCGTTAGGTGGGGAAGCTCATGCAGAAACTATACTTGCAAGTTGCCTGGCAGTTGCTGAAGCTCGCCAGGAAAACAATGCAGGTATACATGCTGCAAACTTCATGCAGAGATTACAGGCTTCAATTGCCTACGATAAACAAATACACACACCAGATGTCGCTGGCTATAACCGAGATGCTAGTGATACTGTTATGATGACAGAACAAGACAATCGCTATGTAAATGGTGACGTTGTTAAGTACAATGGAAGTGCCTTTTACGATACAAACCCATAGGTGATACATGTCAACTATTAGTCCACAAAACATGGTGCTTTCGTCAATCACTATTAGTGACGACAAAGACAATTCTAGCCCTATTGTTTTTTCGGGTTTTCGTAAGGGCGTTATAAACGTACCTGCGGGTTCTTCGATAACATCAATAACTTACTGGGTAGCAAATACTGAAGACGGAACTTATCAACAGTTGTACAGCGGAGGATCTGCTGTTTCGACTACTGTTGCTGCAAGTAAAAGCTACGCTCTAGACAGCGCTATAGAAGGCGTTGCATTTTTGAAACTACAAGCAAACGCAGCTGGCACAGCTGCACTACACATTATTTCGTAAAGGGATATCAATGTCAGGCCATAATATTCTTCAACAACTAGCTCGTGAGCCAGAAATGGCTATTTTAGATCCAGGTGACGCTGGGACGATTGTCGTAGATCGAACTCTTGGCATTTGTTCAATTGTCACTGCTGGTTCCGAAACAAGAAAGATTGCATCTCCAGCCAGAGCAGGCATTATTATTGCTTTGTGCTTTAAGACTGATGGAGGAGATGTAGCTATTACTGGTTCAGGGAGTGAAATCCTTAACAGTGGTGCGGGTACTGAGACTACTGCAACGATGGCCGATGCTGGCGATCTTTTAGTCTTAATGTCTATTGAAAAAGGTGCCAATATTGTTTGGTCGCCAATTGCAAATAACGGGGCGGCGATGAGCTAATGGCAAGATTAAGGACAAGGTTTGATTTGCCTTGGCCTAATCTTGGTTTAGTGGAGTCTACAGGTTATGAGACACAGCCACGTAACAGTACTTCCGAGTGTCAGAACGTCCGTGCTTATGAACCTTCTACTGGCCGCTCTCGTGGCGGTCAGCGCGCTGGGTTGTCAAAGTATGTAAACGCCCGAACAGCTGATGGCAAGGTACAAGATATTGGTCAGGTTGTAGCTAGAGCTACCCCAGCCAACCAAGATGAGGTTGGTGCGCGGACGGTGTATACTTACGCCGTTACCAATGGTACTGTTGCTAAGGTAACAAGTTCGGGGTTTACTACTGCTTCAAGTGGAAGTGGTGCATTATCCAGCACTGTCCCTGTTATCTTTTCAGCACAGCTTTTCGGTGTTGTTTATTTTGCTGACGGTGCCAGCACTAAAAAGTGGACTGCATCAACTAATACAGTAAGTGCCTGGACAGCATCAGCGGGATCTCTTCCTGTTGATAGTGGGAATGAGCCTAGATTAATAGAAACCTGGCGTGGGCGAATTGTCCAGGCTGGTGTAAGTTCAGATCCTCACAACTGGTATATGTCTAAGGTAGGTGACGCTACTAATTGGAATTACGCTCCAGCTACGCCCACGGCCACCCAGGCCGTGGCAGGTAACAATGCAGACGCAGGCAAAAGTCCTGACATTATAAATGCCATGTGTCCGTATAGTGATGACATACTATTGTTCTTTGGGGACCATAGTATTTATCAGATGACTGGGGACCCTGCTGAAGGCGGTCGTTTAGACCTTATTTCAGATACTATTGGGGCTCCATTTGGTAGGCCTTACTGCAAAAGCCCAGAAGGAATTGTGTATTTCTTTGGCTCACGTGGTGGAGTCTACCAAATGCAGCCTGGGTCTCCTCCTCAGAACTTGAGTGAGAAACAGATACCGGAACGCCTAAATGCTTTCAATGCCGATACTACTTCCGTAAGAATGGTTTGGTCAGACCGTGAAAGAGGCTTCTATGTGTTCCTGACCCCACTGGATGGATCGGCAACTACTAACTTCTATTATGATGTCAGGAATCAATCTTGGTGGCCAGATAAGTTTGCTACAGCGGCACATAACCCAGTTTCAGTACATACATTTGATGGTGATGCAGCAGCTGACAGAACGGTCCTTCTTGGTGGGCAAGATGGGTATGTTCGCAAGTTTGATTACGACACTCCTGCTAAAGCAGATGACGGTGTTGCAATAGACAGCTTTGTGTTTCTAGGCCCAATTCAATTAGCAAATAGACCTAAAATAATGCTTACTGATTTGGGTGCTGCGGTTGCGACTGGTAGTAATGATGTATCTTTTACTGTTTATGCAGCTGAAACTGCTCAGCTTGCAGAAGCAGCAGCTTCTGCACAGACAATATTTACTGGAACTTGGTCTGCTGGCAGAAATAAATCAGAAAGACGAAGGGCAGTTGGTCATAATATATATGTGAAGTTGCAGAACAATAGTAACAATGAAACCTGGGCATTTGAATTTTTGGGTGTGGAGCTTAATAGCTTTGACGGCCCAAGAGGAAGGCAGTGGTAATGAGTGGATTAATTGGGGGTCTCAATAGAGGTCCGAAATTTCCTCCTAGAGCCCGACGAGCTAATGCTCGCCTGGCTTTAACTGATGCTCAGCAGATTACTGTTAATGGAGCGATAGCGATTCCAGTAGTTACTAGTGATGAAACGGATTCAACGGATCTTAATAGCAGTCCGGCTGATGGTGAGATAGTACTGCTTTACGGCGGTGGTGGTTCAACCATTAAACTTTGTGTCGCCTACGGAGGCAACTGGTACGAAGAAACCTTAACACAGATGAGCTAATCGTATGTCACGAACTTATGGATTTAATAATAATCAGCCCTTCAAGCGTCCCGCTGCTGGTGGAGGTATGGGTGGCTTGCCAACAGGTTCTTATCAAGCTCCTCCAGGAATGGGTGGTGATGGTTTCGGGGGTTTTACGCCTCTTCCTAGCCCTGCTGGTGGAATGCCTCCCGCTGGTGGAATGCCTCCCGCTGGTGGAGGAGCAGGTGCTGGTGGTGAAAGTGTCGATACCGGAGGGTTGTCTTCAGGGCCAGAAGGTGGTGCTGGAGGTGGGCCAACTCCATTTCACTTTAATCCAATTACTAACACAACAAACAATAGGATTTATAACACAACCAATAGAAATATAAGCACTTACCGAGGCGGTGATCGGGATTACAGTCGCACATACAATCAGCAGAAAACAAATATAGATAACTCGCAGACAACAATGGCTGCTCGTGGTGGGCAGCAAAGACAGAAGATAGAACGGATGAGACCGTTCAAGCAAAAAGATTATGGCATGGGTGAGCAAATGATAGGCGATCCAGGTCTTGCTATGCAACAACTTAAAATGATGAACTCTTTAATGGGACTAGGATAATGGCTGAAACCCCTTATCACCAATCACTTATTGAACAAGTAATAGCTGAGTTTGAAAGCGCTCGCCAAAAAGGTAATGCTACAAACGAGGCTCGCTATGCGCAGATCCTTAGGGGGTATGACCAACTTGTTAATGAGCAGAAGAGTCGTTTAGATGCCTTGAATACCAAGCACGGCAACCTTGCTTCAGCAATGGCTAGTCTTAGTGGAGATGTATCGTCTGCAATGAAGGAGATAGCAGATGGTACCCGAACAGATGTATTAACAGGAGGAGAGGGTCGTGTACAAGATACAGCTGATAGGTTTGCTGCTGGACAAACTGGTCTTGGAAAGCTTGCTGAAGCAGCCGGAGCAAAAGTTGAAGGAATTGGAGAAGATGTCTCGGGGAAAATCGGAGACCTTGGAGCAAAGGCTAGAGAGGGCGTACTGGATCGTTCATCTAAAGATATAGATAAACTAGTAGGCAAATACAAAACAGAAGCTGCGGCTCAAAGAAAGATTGTTGAATCAGGAAGAGGGAAAGTAAAAGCTGGCTATGCAAGCCTGGAAGGCAAGGACGCTAGCTCCCGACAAAAGGCAGCAGCGGATGTTCTCGGGAAATACGAAAAGCAACAAGGCAAAGCAGGCCAGCTTTTTGCAGGTGCTTCTAAAACAGCAGACAAAGCATTTGATGCAGCTTCCAAACAAGCTCAGCAAGCTATGGGTGCTGCTGAGCAAAAGACAGCTAAAGCTTTTGATAAAGCACGTGGACAAGTAGATAAGGCTGTCTCAGGAGAAGTAGCTGCTGCCGGTCAGAGATATGCAAAAGGTAAAGGCCAAGTAGGACAAGATTTTGCAGCAGCCCGCAAGGATGCTGCTGGTATATCAGATAAAGCTCAAGCTAAAGCAGGTCAGCTTGCTTCTGGAACACTTCAAGATCTTGCTAGCAGAGCTGAAGGTAGGCTTGGTGAGTTAGGTAAAGGTTATTCTGAGCTCGGTAAAACAGGGAAAGAAGCTGCCCAAGCAACTGGCAAAGCAACAACCGAAGGATTTGACAAGCTTGGAAAAGGAATGGCAGAAAAGTTCGGCTCAGCAGCTAAGGAAAGAGCTGCTGGATTTGGTGCTGCCAGGGAAACGGCAGCAGGAGCTGCCGGAACTGCTCAAAGCGAAAGAGCTGAACGATACGGTCAAAGAGCTGAAACCGGATTAGGCATGTACGACAACATGGCTAATGAAACTAAAGCCCAAATCAATCGCCGGTTTGACGAGCAGAGAGATACTCAGCTTGCAAGCATGGAGCAAAATTTAATAAATAGAGGTCTTGATAGCACTACTATCCGTGGTCAGTTAGACCGTGCTGCTTCAGACATTGAAAGAAATCGTTCTGAAGCTCTTGGTCAAGTAGACTCTCAAGTAAGACAACAAAAAGCTTCGGCGTATGAACGTCTTACCGGCCAAGGCATGAGTGCTCAAGATGCAGCTCAGCAGGTAGGTTTACAGTCAGAAGCTTCTCTAGCTGGAGCTGAAGCTGGTGCTGGAGAACAAGCAAGAAGAGATGAACTTTCAACAAGTGCTCAATTAGGACAGCAGAAAATAGCGGCTGGTGAAAGATCTGAGGTTCGTGGTGAACAAGCTGCCCAGCAAGCGGGTCTTGCTGGACTTGCTCAACAAGCGGCTGGTCAACAAGCTATTTCGGATGTGGAGTCAAGAGCAGGTCTTGCTGGTTTAGGTGCTCAAATGGGCGCTTTGCAGCAGGGTACTCAAGCACAAATGGGACTGTTGGGGCAGCAGGCTGGTACAGCAGCTAACTTAACAGGTCAGGGCTTAGGTGCTCAACAACAACTTGCATCACAGGCAGCAAACCTTAAAGCTGGTCTGGCAGGTCAGGAAGCTGCTGGCCAACGTGGATTAGCAGCTCAGGGTGCATCAGGACAGCAAGCTTTAGCTAGCCAAAGAGCAGCAGGACAACAGCAGCTCGCAGCCCAGGGAGCAGCAGCTCAGACTCAAGCAGGTCTTGCAGGAGCTGGTGCAGCTCAGCAAATGGCTGGACAAAACCTTGCCGCTGGAACAGCATTGGGACAGGCGACTCAAGCTGCGGGAGAGAGAGGGCAAGCTGCTCTAGAAGGTCAGGCTGGTCAGTTTGGATTGGCTGGATTGGCAGCAGCTGCTAGTGGGCAGCAGCAAATGAGAGGTGCTGACGCTGCATTGACATCTGGAATCCAGGGTCAACAGGCAAATGCACTTGGCCAAGGTGCTGCTTCTAGAGCTAATATTGTCGGTCAGGGACTAGGTGCTCAAGCTGGATTGTTGGGTCAGGGGCTAGGTGCTGAGGCTGCTGCGAGAGGACAGCTTACCGGATTAGAAGGGCAATTAGCAGGTCAAGGTCTTGCTGGCCAACTAGGCCAGCAATCTGCTGGTTATAGCATGCAGGGCCAACTCGGATCTCAGGGATTAGCAGCTGCTGAGCGTGGTGATGTGCGTGGTGACGCAACTAAACAGGGCCAGCTTGATTACATGGAACGAAGGACTGACACTGTTCCGTCCCTGAAAGACATGGCCGATCTAGTTATGGCTGCTGGTCAAAGTGGCATGGGAGTCGGCGGTGGTGGAGGAGTTCCAGCTGGGATTGACCCTGCTGTTCAAGCTCTGATGGGTCAGATAGGAAAACAGAATGAGTGGATGCAAGGCCAAGTGGCTGCTCAGCAACAGATGGCTCAGGAAGATCGTATAAGAGCAGAAGAAGGTAGGGCTCAAAGAGAGAAAGACAGAGCTGCTAATAAAGACAAAAGAGCTAAAGACAAGTTTGATAGGGACCGTGTCATTGCCGAAGAAGAACGAAAAGAACGGCGTGCTCAGGATCAAATAAAGAAAGATTTACTTGATCGTCAGCGAGAACTTGAAGACAAGAACGATGAGTACCTTAAAGGTGAAATGGAGAAAATAGAGTCAGCTAGAAAAGCTAATGAAGACAAGCTGGCGGCTAAAAACGATGAGATTACCAAGATCCAAGGGGATCTTGGTAGGGCAGTCACCGAAGAAGCTCGTATGGGTGCTGAGATGGCATTGGCTGAAGCCGAAAAAGGCCGTCAAGGCATTATGGATGCTATGGGCAAGCTAGACGGTGTTACTCAGCGTATGCAAGAAAATGCAGCTCAGTCTAATGCTCAGGGTATGCCTATCAATGTAACAGTTAACCAGAACGTAGAAACTGGTGAAGTTACGCTTACTGATTCGGCTAGTGGTGCTGAAGTAATTGGAACCAACGCTGGCCCTCAATCGCAAGGGCCTCCTGGTGGAAACACTTCTCCACCGTTCTGGGAAGATCCAAACTACGATCCTAATGCGCCTCCAGGAACAGGTACTTTCCCAGGAACGGATACTGTCCCTGGTACCGATGGCCCTATGTCACCTACTGGCCCGTGGGGTTCACCTAATCAACCAGGAGGACCTTTTGGAGGACCTTTAGGTGGCCCAGGCGGCCCAATAAATATCCCTGGTGGAGGCGGTCCAGGTTCTCCAGGTCCAGGCGGTCCTACAACAGGGCCAACGGGGCCTGGCACTCCGACAGGTCCAGGTACTCCGACTGGTCCAACAGGTCCTGGCACTCCAACGGGACCAGGCACTCCAACGGGTCCAACAGGGCCAGGTACACCGACGGGACCAGGTACACCAACGGGGCCAGGTACACCAACAGGTCCGACTGGACCTGGGACTCCAGGTGGTCCAGGGACAGGTACTGGAACTGATGGTCCTACGTCGCCTACAGGACCAGGTGGACCATGGCCTAATCCTGGTGGTCCAGGTGGTCCAACAACAGGTCCAGGTGGCCCAGGTGGTGGAGAAACTGTTCCTGGTACAGACGGCCCTATGTCACCGACAGGACCGTGGTCTCCTACTACAATTCCTGAAAGCTGGCCTTCTCCAGGAGGTCCATCTGGACCGCAGAGTCCATTTCCCAAGCCACCGGCAAGTCCAGGTACTCCGACTGGTGAAGGCCCAGGCATGCCTTTTCCACCTCAAGGTCCTTTAGGGGCTCCACCATTACTGCCTCAAGGAGCAAACTATGAAGAGTTTATGGCTGCTCAGGTTCCAGGGCCCGATGGTCAAATGATGACTAGCATGCAAGGAACAGATGGAGAAATGTACGGCGATGCCGGTCCATGGAGTAGTCCACCAGGTCAATCAGGTGGTCAGGGGATTATGGCTCCTAATGCAGCTAAGGGTCTGCGAGGCTTAGCTGCTCAGGCTCAGGGCCAACCGCAACGAATGGGTATGAGTGTGATGCCACCACCGAATGCAGATGTGAGCTTTGACAACCGAGGCGGTGGTCAGAGTGGCGGTGGTCAGTCAGCAATTATGCAAGATGGTATGAGCCGACCTGCTTATCAAGGAGGTCCTAGCGCCGAAGATGTGTACCAAGGAGGATATGATGACGCTAAAAATGATCCCTTTAGAAATCCAATGTTGCGTGAAGACATCCGAATGGAGCAAGCAAACGAACGAGTTCAGCAAGGAAGGCTTGACGATATTCAACGGCAAAATGAACGCCTTGAACAAATTGGCGGTAACGTAGGTGTTCCTGGCCCTATGGGCACCCCAGGAGGTCCATTAGGAGGATCTACTGACTTGAGGATTCCAGAGAGTCCAGAGCAACGTGCAGACCGCATGATGGAAGAGATGCTCACCAGCGAAAATTACGGCCAAGGCATGGGCGGTGGTGGATGGGGTACAAGTCCTGACGGCACTCCATGGGTTTCAGCTGAAGGTACCGATGGTGAAATGTACATGCCTCTTAAAGACAAGCAGGCTATGGATGCTGAAGCTGGTGTATGGAATCCAAATGCTTTCATGGAAGAGCCTATCAAAAGGGAGCTTACTGAAAAAGAAGAAGCGGATTTCATGGAAAACCAGAGGCCGTATCAACCAGAAGATTATTGGGCTGGCGGTCAAGCACATACCGACATGACCAACCAAGGTATGCAAAATCAGTGGGATCTAGCAAATCAAATCTGGCAAGAGCAGCTCCGAAAGCAAGAAGAAATGGTTGATAAAATCAACCGAGGCGGCGGCGGCGGCGGTGGCCGTGGAGGCGGCGGCGGTGGCGGCGGTGGAGGCCGTGGCGACACTGGTGGCGGTGGAGACGACGGTGGTGATCGTGGAGAAAGGAAACGACCTCCAGTATGGGGTCAGCCTGGTTCTGAAGGACCAGTCAAGGGTGACCCAAGAATACAAGGAATGCCCCCAGGCATTCCAGGTGGTGCTAGAGGTAGTGAAGGTCAAGTACTTGGTGGTGTCTGGAATAGACGAGGGGGTCCTGAAATAAAAGGAATGCCCCCAGGCATTCCAGGTGGTGGTGGTAAAACACCTCCATGGGTTATAAGAAGCGATCCAAATAGGGCCGGTGGACAAAACAAGCCGGAGGAAAAACCCGGCCCTGAAAACAACTGGGGCCGAGATGGCGTTGATGAAAGTGGACGACGGTACACTACTGCTGACGGTGGTGAAAGGGTTTACCTTGATAAGAAAGGTAAACCGACCTCTGGTGGTAATACCACCATGCTCAATGGTGGCGGTGGTGGAATCCCTCCAAACCCAGTTTTTTATGACAAACCAGCAGATGTGAGTTTCAATGCACCTCAAGGTGGCGGTCAGGGTAGTGCCTTACCTCGTCCTCGTAATCCTGATGGATCACTAAAACAGCCTCAAGGTGGTGGTGGATTCCCACCTGCACCTCCAATTCACGGTTCTATCGCTGCTCCTCAAGGTGGTGGTAACCAAGGCGGTGTTAACCGAGATGCGTGGATGGGCGATTACCAAGATGCTGCTGCCACGCAGGGTTTGAATCAGGATGACATGCGTCAATTCCGAGATTGGGCAAAAAGAAAAGGCGGTATCGCTGGCTCGCAGGATAGGTCGTCTTTATACCAGCAAATGCAACGATTCAAAATGGAACGAGGCGATGCGAATTTCGGCTACGCAGATCAAGGCACACAGGAACGTCTGAGGAGTGCTCCAAGGTGGGGTGGTGCACAGCAACCTCAAGCATCACGTATGCAGCAAGGCCCAGAGGCAAGGACCGAACAACCCATGTTCGGGCAAGAGGGCTATGGGGCGATGATTCGTCAGAGGCGGCAACAGCAGGGTAATCCAAATTCTCTTGCAGCATTGAGACAAAGAGCTAGTGCCCAACCTACAATGAATCAAAAAGCTCCTGGAATGAGAACGGCTCGGGCTGGAAGCGGTGGTCTTAACAGACTATCTAATGCTGCCAGGGGTTCTAATATGATGAAGAAACCAATGTTAACCTACGGATAATATTTAATGGCTATTAGAGTAGAGCATGGCCCTAGTATGGTGCCGGTAGGCCGATTGGCCTACCGTACAGGGCAAAACGAATATATTAATCGTCGACGTAGGGAACTTGAGTCTCTTCGGGAACAGCAAGCTGATAGGCAGCAAAGAGCTGCTATGCATATCAGTGATATAAATGCTAGCTTCCAACGTCTTAGTATGGAGAACCAGAACAGACAAGCTGCCGCACAGCAACAGCAGCAATTCCAAATGGACTTCGCCCAGCAGCAGAATCAATTTGCTAAAAAAGCTGCAAAAAGAGGTCATCGATGGGACCAGCAAGATGCGCAACAGCAACATGAATGGCAACAGCAGGCTATAGAACAGCAGCAACAGTTTGCCATGGAGCAGGCTGAGAAAAAGAATGACTGGGATATCCAGCATCAGCAACGTGCTTTTGATAATTCCATGGCCGTAGCCAAGTACGGTGATGAAGCTGCAATCAGCCGCATGGAAGCTCAGTGGGCTCATGAAAATGATGTTATAGCTAAGTCGGCTTTGCAAGCCGAAAAGCAATGGTTGCAACAAAGAACCTTTGGAATGCTTCTTCCTGAAAAACGGGCTGAAGTCGTTTCTATTAGGCAGCAAATAGTTGATACCAAGAACAGTACTGAGCTTTCTGAAACTCAGCAAGAAGAAGCTCTTAGAGAATTTAATGGTCAGATTAATGAAATTTTACAGGCAACTCCTGCGAGCAATCCTGAGTTCTTCCATGGTTCTCACCTCCAACCTGGGTATAGCGGTCCAGATCCAATGAATCCAGGGTACTGGATAAATAACATAGAAAAAGCTGATGGTAGCTTTGAGCAAGTAAGATCTTTTGACTTGCAGAAAGACGATGGAACTCTTTACTCTAGTCCTTTAGAAATGCAAAAGGCTAGGGGGTTGGCAGGAGTGGAAAATATTGATGGTCAAAACATCTTAAACACACCGAATCCTGACGGTAGTTTTAATCAGCAAATATTAGATTCAGATGCCCAGATAGAGAATGCTGGCATTGATTCTAAAACAAAGCTTCTTGACGCACAAAATAGAGCAAGTGAACTACGCCAGCAAGAAAACGCTGCGGGGATATTAAGAAGAGATACAGTAGACCAAGGTTTTGACGCAATGCCTTGGGACCCTGGGCAACCTGGTATTGATGCAAAAGGTAACATTATTCCTAACAGTGGTTTCGATCCAACGAAGGGTACTAAGCGTGGTCAAACAAGATCTCAGTATAGGGAGGAAAGGGATGTTGCGACAGGTGTAAGGACCGGTGATTCACAGACTCCAACACGTCTTCTTCCAGGCGTTAGAAATCCTAGTGTGGACCAAATGCATCAAGCAGCAGAAGAGCAAGGTATAAAACCTGGTGAACTGATTGAAATTGATGTGGATGGATCACCGCAAACAAGGACGTATCAAGGCCGTATAAATAAAGAAGAGTCTATTTTGCAAGGTGGTGCTCCTGCCGCTGGACATATTCTTCAGGCGATGGAACAGGGTGTTGGTGGAGGAGATTACGAACAAGCCTTTACTGGGTTGGGAGCTTTTGCTTCAGAAGCTGTCCGAAGCCAACAACCAGGTGACCTAGCTGCTTTCTTTCAGCAAATACCTGGAGGCGACGTTACAGCAAAAGAAATCGCCAGTATGCCCAAGGCGAAATACATAGACTTTGTTACTAGGCTGATAGATCAAAATCAATTTGGTGATGAAGTTCGTCGTAAATTTTTAAGACAAGCGGTACACGGTAACCGCAAGCTTACAGCGGGTGGAGAACCCGTCCAGCCTGTTCCGGCAACCCCTGAAGAGCAGGCAGCGGCTAAAGAAGCAAGGATGCAGCGTCATTTGGATGAACAACGTAAAAAAGAATCTGATCCAATCGGCGGAGGAGTTTCGTTCGCCCCGTTTTAATACAATTTAATTTCCAATAACGCCTTTTAGTTGAGAGTTCCTAATGGCAGATGGATACAATAACGCTTCCCAATGGGAACGCGCAGCGCAGATAATTCGATCTAGAGAGTCTGTTCCTGGATTCAATCCAGATCTAATCGGACCCAGAATTACTAAACAAAATAAGCATAAAGTAGCTAGAGACTTTGCTAGGAAGATTGCTTTAGAGGGTGGCGAGAACAGCATAAAGCCTCGGATCATGGTGTATGATCAAGCAGGTAATGTACATCCATGGGAAAAGGGGGCTATGGCCGCCCTGAATATGGATGAGCTTTCTCCTGGTAGGGGTTACCAAGGAACATGGGATCATTGGTTCAACAGTAAAGCGGCTGGCTTTGAACTTAGGGATGAACGTATAGATCCAGCAACAGGTAAGCAAAAGGACGGTGCTTTTTATACAAATGAAGCACTTGATAAGCTTGCTACCAATGAGCTCCGCAAGATGCGGGAGCAGTATCCTGACCAGGAAATTGACTTCACTGACTTCAGGAATGAGGTGAGAGCCTATGCTCTCGCCAATCACTACGTGCAGCCTTGGGTAGAGCAGTTGCAGAGTACGATAGGTGCCAATGTAGGTACCGAAGGTATGTTTATCTCTAATCATACCGAAGGGCATATCGAAGAAGAAGACTTAGCTGCTTTGCTAAGTACCATGCCGAAGACCGAGCATCGAAGGTTTTTGAGAGCTCTTAGTGATGTTGTCCAGGAAGCAAAGAAGACTTACAAGAGTAAGACTGTTGCTACAGCAGAGGAGGTTGTAAAAGGTACTGCAACACTTGGTGCTTTGCCACTGACAATTGCTGACGCTTTGGCTCACGAAAAACCTAGTGGCCAAGAAGATTACGGAAAAGAAACTTTAGAAATGGCTAAGGCCATTCTTGGCGGTGCCCGAGTAGAAGGGATGGAAGACGCTGGGACCAGTGTTATCGGCCACGTTGGCAAAAATCTTGATGACACCGTAGCCCCTGCTTTGGTCCACATTGGAAGCATGATGGTTGGTGGTCAAGCGGCTGGTACAGGTACTGCTAAGGTAGCTGGTTTCTTAAACAAGGTTATTAGAGGGAAGACATTAGCAGCTGGCGTACAGAAAGGAGCAACTACAGCTCAAAAAATAGCTGCAATAAACTCTCGCAAGAACATGCTTAAGAGTGTTGAGAGTGCGGGTAAGATTGGTAGCGTTGGCTATTGGACTGCTGCTGAATACGTGCCAATGCAAAAAGAGCTCATGGAAATGGGTATGGACCCTACGACAGCTGCTCTTACAGCTTTGCCTGCCTCTATAGTCATAGCTTTAGTTGAGCGTCAACAACTTTTGCAAACAACAAAGTTAGCCGATGAAGCCCACTCTGGATTAGTGAAAGCCTTACACGAGTCACGTAAGGGTTATCTGAAAAGACGTTGGGATGATGTTGTTGATATTGGAAGGAAGATGCCACGAGCTGTTGCTGTCCAAACAGCTGAAGAAATGGTTCAGTGGGGTATTGGTGAAACTACAAAGTATCTAGCTGGGTTAGCAGAGGGTGTCGAATACGATAAGACAACTAAGGAAGTAGGCGATGAGTTCGTAAAGGAACTCATCGGTTCAGGAGGTGCTTTGTCGTTTCTTTCGGCTGGCATGGGAATTAGAGGCCGTGTCGGAGTACGGCGTGGCGAAAAGCAGCTCATGCGGGAATTCATGGAGAAAAGAGCTGCCGAAATTGAAGTGGGTGAAGTTTGGGCAGACTCATATATCCAGGATTTAGAAGACACACTCCTGTCCCAGGAACACATAGCTCCTGAAGACGCTGCTGAAATGTTGGGTATTAGTGAGCAGCAGTTAGATGATTTAAGAGATCAGGGCATTTTGGATTATGAAACAGATGTCAACGCAGCTATTGCTGCTGAAAATCTAAAAGAAGCCAAGAGGAAGCTTGCTCAAGCTGGCGATAACATTATTGATCAAGAAGTTGCTATGGAAGAAATAGCAGCTGCGCAGGCTGAAATTGAAAATGCTAGTATCACGTATCGCCGTGAGGATATATACAATTTAGCAACTCAAGAAGGGATAGAGATAAGCCCTGAATACGACTTAGATTTAGGTGATGTTGAATCTATTCTTGATTGGTTGGAGAATCCGTCTACAACGCATTCAGGTATGGCTGGTGTGACAATGTCAGACTTTGATGTGTTGATGCCAGATGGTACTACCAAGACATTCAATCTGCCTATCTCCAGGCTTCTTGATACACCTACAGCACGCAGAGCGTTCCGCAAGCGATTGTTAGACTCTGAAAGAAACCCTTCCATATATAAAGCTTTTGGGGAGAGGCTTGTTAATTTAGAGTTGAAGGAAAAGCAGGCAGAGCAATTCAGAGAGAAAATGCAGCCTGTTGTCGATGTGTTTATGAAGCATGTCGATAGGGACGGAACTCTTGTTAATGAGTTTTTACAGCTTCTAGAAGGAGAGCCTACCAGGTCGCAGTTTAATAAGTTCCTTCTTGCCAGGAATGCGTTTAACGACGATGGCTCTCTCAACATGGAAACACCGGAAGCTCAACTGCTATCTGAGCTCATGGAAGCCATGGGTACTGGGATGGTTCAGCAGTGGTCCGATGATTACCTTCGGAAATTGGGCGTTGAATCAGTCATTAATTATCAGGGTGGTGGGGAGTTTATGCCTCCCCACCAGTTGATGACAATGGACGACCAGAACTTCAGAGGTTGGGTTCTGGCTAATGGTGGTTCTGACGGAATGATATCGACAATGTCCCGTGAAGGCATTATCAACCGTCTTTTAGGGCAAACATCTCAGAGGTTAGTTGCTACCCAAAAGAAATTCCTTGTTCCCACCAACCTTGAGAAGCTGGGTATAAACAGCCAGGACCAACGCAACACGTTCCTGGAAATGCTTTCTGACGGGATGAACCAGCACGCCCGTAACGAGGCGTTAAAAGACATTAAGATGCAAGTCCTGTCTATGGCTCAGCTAAAAAGAGAAGGGCTATTGGATGATGTTGCAGGTACTCTTATTGACCTTGAAGAGAGGATGAAGCTTGCTAAAACATCTGAAGAACGCATTAACATAGACGCTGACATTAAGACGCTATTTGATCAGCTAAACCGTATTGCCGAACGTCCTTTAGACTCTCAGTTTAGGACGATAAGACTTGATAAGTCAGGTGAGCCAATTGTCCTTCAGATATCAGAAGACATCGGTACTATGCCATGGGAAAACTACATCAAAATCAAGCAAGCTAAGGGTGAAGAGATCCCTGATTTCCTTAGCAATGAGCTTCAGAGAATGTACCTAAGGAAGAAGTTTACCGGTGAGCAGGTACCTGATTGGTTGGATGCTCAGTTCAATCCTGACAGTGCAGTTCCTGATGTCACCCCAGCTCCTGTAAAGCGTTACCCTATATCCGAAGCGTGGATAGAGAGAGTAATCGACAGGGTACAAGCTCACTTAGATTCTCCAGAGGCTAGGTACTTAACTGCTGCCCAGGAAGATGAGTTGTATGAATACATGTACACTGCACGCAGGGGTGCAGATCCTGATGATGTTTTGTGGGCACAGGAACATTTAACCGATTTTGTAAGTAAGCTTGAGAAGGGTGAGAAGTACCTCCCGAAATACCGTGATGAGTGGGACTCAACACCTGGCGAAATGAAGAGAGCCAGGAGAATGGGTGAGAACTTCAAGCGTCTTATCAAAGACGGCATACTTGAGGACCCTGATGCCTGGTCTGCGCAGATGCTTAAATACCTGAAGCTTACACCAGAACAGGTTCAACGTGCTGTTCTCGGCTACAGACAGCGAGTTAATTCTGGTGAAGTTGTCACTGACAACATGCTTGCTGAAGTGATGTATCAAGCGGTTACCGGTAATGGAATAAACCTTGATGCAGAAGTAATAGAGCAGGCCCCTAAGCCTGCTCCTGAGGAACCTGATTTTCTGACTGGTAGGGAACAGCGATTAAAGATCATTACTTCCTTAGAAGGTAAAAACTGGGAATCTATTATTGAACAAGAATTCCCTGGGAGAAACATTCTAGACTTAGATACTGCCCAGTTACAGCAGTTAGGTAATATTCTTGATTCTTACAAAGATGCTATTAGCGAAGAGCTTGAATCTCGTGGATTGACATTTGAGAAAATTAAAGAGCTTAGAGAAAAGGGCAAAAAAAGAACCGCCCAAGAGAAGAAAGACTACAAGTTCGCTAATAGGATGGAGAAGCTTTTCGACAGGATTACTCCAGATCCATTTGTTCTTAGGGATGAATACTCACCTAATTGGAGGTTGAAAGACGATCCAGACTACGTTCCACCTAACCACCCTAAGCATTTTGAAGGTAAGGGTCTAAAAGGTGGTAGAGTTCGCCCTGAAATAGGGATCATAGTTAACGGTGAAAGGGTTAATGTACATCACTTAGAAGACGGATATGACCTGGATCACGACATTGAACTCAGGTCCCCTACCAGGGTTAAAACGTACCATGCCATTGATCTTAGCGACCCCAATGCTCCGATAAGGACGTTTGATGTCTATCATGGATACTTGCCGACTGGCAAGATGGAAGGCGATGCTGCCGTTAGGGTTTATGAACGAGGTCAGAGTAAACCTATTGATCTTGAGTTGATGGATAGCAACATGCAGTCTTTTGCTAAGGCAGTTCAGTCATCAGCTAATGTTATTTACGAGAGGATGGGCCTTACTTTCGTGGGTGCATCTAGCACTGTAACTCCTCAATTTAGAGGCGGTAGAGCTGGTGTTAAGAACAGGGCAGTACGCAAAAAGTATATGCAGTTGCGCGGGAAGATGCCTAAGGAAATTCGTCACCACATTGATTCTTGGGTAGCAAACAACACCAACGATGACGGGATCAAGTTAGCTTTGATCCAGTATCTTCATGACAATTACTACCAAAGAGAGTATGAAGATCATGATGAGCCTCAATCATGGGAGGATGTTTACATAACACTGAAGAATGATGAAGAGTATCTGGGTGGTCGTGAATTCAAAGACTATCGCCTGGTCCGCATAGCTGTTCCTGACAGTGACGTAAGGTTTAACTGGCAGGTTTATTACAAAGACCAGCCCCAGGGAGATCTTGTACGCAGTGGCTGGGCTTCAGCTAAGTCACTTATATGGAGACACTGGAGAGAAAACGAGAGGCAAAACTACCATTACAAGCCTGACTTCCTAAAGGAAATGAATGACATGCTGAAGGAAGGCAGTCACTTCATGCGTCAGCATAAGAGCATGTTCACCTGGAGCCAGGAAGAGAAAACGGGGCGATTGAAGTTCTTCGCCGCTAAAGCCCTTGGAAAGATTCAAAGTCAAAAAGCATTCGATGCCCATGCCGCCGCCACCCATGCCCATACCCCACGCCGATACATAAACAAGCTGATCATGCGGCCTATGGCCAATCTCACAATCATCGACAAGGGTGATAGCAACAATGATGGCGAGAACAATATTCCGAAAGACCCTGACGTATCTCCTACTTTGGTTGCTGACGAATGGTCTAAAAAAACTGGGGATGAGAGAAGAGCTGACATGGAAGTCGGCGTTGAGCTAGGTATATCTCAACTCATTGCTTCCAATGTAATTGACGGGCGTGATGATGTTCTTAACAGCACTATATCAGCATCTACTGATGGCGGTCAGGCCGTTGTGACATTGAAAGATGGTAGGCATCTTGTCGTTGATAAAACAATGTACGGTCGTCACGGAGACGACGCATTCTGGTTCACCGTTAACACTGGCTTAAAGAAGGGTGCTTCGGACGAAGATAACTATATCGGCAGTGCAACCCTGGCAGGTTACAACCTGCCATCTGACTGGTGGGCAGCAACAAAAGAGTTTTTGAATGATATCGACAGCGATAAATTCATGCATGACGATGATGGTAATCCATTGTCTGAAAAGAACTTTGAAAAGATACACCTTAAGATTGTCCAGCGACTTCATGAAGAAGGGTATTCGGAATACATATCAGATGAGGTCAAGGCTTATTACGCCTCTGAATTAGGAGAGTCTCAATCCCAAGTAAACAATGTCGGAGCTTTAACTCCAGAAGAGCATTCAAGGAAGTTCAACGATATTGAAATGGATCAAATCACCGCAATGATGGATGATTTAATTCTTGAGCAAATTAAAAATGAAGAGATTGCGGAAAACGAAGATGACATTAAAGACATGTTTGATATTGGCTTTAATGACCTTCTTGAATCATGGGCAATGGAGATTGGCTTAAGTACAGAAGAGTATTTGAGGACGTTCCCAGAAAAAGAGGATGCCTTAATCTCAACAGTAATCGACTTGTATCATGGTTCGTATAAAGAGCGTTACGACTTTAGCGTTGAACAAGATTTTGAATCTCCCCAGGAAGAAGCTGAGCCAGTAGACCAGGATGAGGTTGATGCTTACCAGGTAGAGTTCAATAACCCTGAGAACCATGATCTTCTTAAGCTTGCTTTTGAGCAAGATGACCGCTACAGGGACCCCAAGAACTACTACGAGTACGGGGATATTCTGTATCTCAGGACAAGGACAGGATCTTTTAAGGATGGAACTATTACTGTCGGTGACAAGATGCATAGAAATGTCTATGTTACTGCTCCTGCCGTTCTTGAGCTTGATGTTCCATTTTCTGAAGGAGGAGTTTTCGTTAATCCTCAGAATGATAATAATTATGCTTTGGGTATTGTCAAAAATGTTCATGGCGTACCACAAGAAACTCGTTTGTATGAGCATAGGGGGATTGGGTCACACAAAATCTTAGGCTGGGCCAATGTTTACGCTAGTGCTGGGAACGAGCTGTCAGTTCTATGGGGTGAGTATGTCGGACGTAGTGACAGTTCAGTGTCTGTTGATGTTTCTACTGTAACCGTAGAGAATTTAATTGATTTTTGGAAGAAGGTACCAGACTCATGGAAAAAACGGATTGAAGAGGGCATTGAAGAGGCTTACAGGTATTCACATACCATGATCCAATATCGTGACGATGCTGTCCGTGGTCTTGACAACATGAAAAACGCTCTTCCAATGGCTCTTACTTTCAATAGGAATCAAAAGTTTGACAGGCTTGAGATTGAGCACAAGGTTTTTAGTAGCGACATTGCTGACATTAAAGAGGCACTGGAAAAAGAAAAAGCGAATCCTGGACAAGAGGCAGAAGCGGAGATTGACGCTGTTGAATCTGAAGTCACCAATGTAGAGGAACCTACTCCTGATACTCCTGATATTCCTGAAGATTTTGAAGTTGAGGCAGATAAGCCACCTGAAAAGCGTAAAAAGCTTAAAAATAGGAAGCTTAAAAAGCATCAGATCAGAAAAGTGAATGCTCAGAAGAAAAAAGAGCAGGATCTTCATCAGAGGAGAATTACCGTAACGGATATTGAGGGTCCATTTTATGAAATGTTCTTGGACGAACTAGATTCCAGAGACATGGATGAAGAATGGTTTAACTCTGGTGCTTTGCAAGATAATCCAGATTTGTACAACAGTGTGACAGACGCAGTCATAGCAAAGGCTGAATCTAAGGGCATGGAAGTTAAGCCTTGGGACGAGGTACTGCGCGAGAGAGCCGCAAGGCATGGCCAAGGAGAGATGGAGTCCGAGATAGATGAAGATATCGACGATGGTCCTATGACCCAGCAAAGCTTGTTCTCGTTAGAATCTCAAGGCATGCAGATCATCGATGAAGATGGGAATGCCATAGACCTATCTCAGTATGAAACCGAAGAATCCCAGCAGGAGGGTGAGCAGTTCACACACCTAGAGTGGACTAATCTTCCAGGTACTGACAAGGACATTGATCCACGTGCAGCTGAGGACTATATTCCAGGTCTTAAGTACATCGGTTTCAGTGAAGCCCTTGGTGCTTTTGAATATGAACTTGGAGGTGAGACGGTTTGGATTAAGCATGTCAAGTTCATACCTTACAAGACAGGGGATGTAGAAGGTTATGGTCGTATGGAAGAGTACGATCAGGCCAGGGAAGATACTGGTGTATCTGCTACTGGTGGTATGTTCCTTAACATGCGATTAGCTGGTGGAGATCAGGTTATCCTGATCTCCGATCTAGGTATGGATGTTTCTCCTGGTGGAAGGAAGACTCTTATCCACGAAATTTCCCATATGCTTCAGATGGGCGGTCGCTTTGATGAAAAGATGCAAGATTTCATACTCCAAACGGCCATTGAACAGGGCCGAATGACGGGTAATGAACGCTGGGATATGATTGTTGAAGCGACAGCTGACGTACTCACAGACGCATTCAACCAGGAGACCAGACAGCGAAGCAAGTCTGGTATCCTCAGGAAATTCAGGAACCTTGTCCGTCGACTAGGCTTAATGTGGAACAGGGTCCTGGTTAACAGCGGCCACCGTGAAATGAACCTGGACTACATCATTGACCAATGGTTCTCCGGTAAGCTTGCTAGTGAGAAGAAATCACGGGAACAGAGTTATTTAACCCGACTTCGCACAGTACCCTCTAGGCACAGTAGAAACTTCTACGACATTATTGGACAAGCTTCTGAAGAAGTTAAGAACGCCAGGGGTGAACGGCAAAGAGCGAAAGCCCAAGGACTTATTAGGAACTCCAAGGAGAAGATAAAGTCTATTCAGTGGGCTGATAATTTCATAGGCCGACCGATTCAGTGGGGTAAAGGTATAAGGCATTTATTCAATACTGCAATTCGATCTCACAACATTGATGATCCTGTTCAGAGAAACAGGTTAACTAGACTAACTGAACAGAAGGAAGGATTCTTACAGCAAGTCGATGACCGCATGCAGCGTAACTTTAATGCCATGCGTTCTATCAGGAGCAAAATAGGTGTTGATAAGCTACCTCCCGCAATCAAAGAAGCATTGTTTGAGGCTCTCACCGACCCATTTGCCCGAGATGATTTAGCGAAGAAATTGGCTAAAGAAATCAAAGACCCTAAAGAATTGCAGAAGGTAGAAGAACTATTCCAAGAATACATGAAAAGATTGGATGACGCTCGTAATCACATCGACGAATTGTCTAAGCTCCTGCTCCAATATGTTCCTGGCATCGACGAAGAGATGAAGCTGGAAATCGACCGGAACATCAATGTCTATGTAACCAGGGCTTATGCTTTATTCAACAGCCAGGATTATGTGGACATGATCCGCTACTCGGAGCGTGGGCGTGAGCTAATGGAGAGAGCAGCTGAGGTTGTTCTTGAAGAAGACAACAAGTCCATGGAGGAAGCTGCTAAGAATAAAGCAATTAGAGATGTAATCGGGAACCCGAATACCCAAATCTCTAAAGATTACCGAGCATACAGAGCTCAAGTCCGTAAGGAGCTTGCTGCTGGCCAGCATGCCAACGTGGTCAGTAATTTTGGTGGCGATACTAAGTTAGCACTTAAGTTCTTAGCTGCACAATGGAAGAACAGGTGGGCTAACAGTCCTGCTGGAAGGAAGGTCTGGGAGTCTGATTTCAACGCTACTAAGAGAGATATAACTGAAGCCAGGGACATTGTTCAACGCATTATTAACGACCACACCAAGAAGGGTGTGGTCGAAAGCGAAGACAATAGCATGCTTGATCGTGGCATTCTTATGCAGCGTAAGGAACTTGATGAAGTATTCAGGGAGCTATACGGAGAGATCAGGGACCCAGAAACCGGATACGCCATTACCGTAAACAAAATGGGATCTTTGATATCGACAGCAATATTCCAGAATGAGATTCTCCTGGACTCTGTATTTAGTGATCAGATAAGTGAGAACAGCAGTGAAACCCACCAGTTCTCGTTTAGCGGTGACAAGTGGGGTGTTCTATCCGAATCAGGTTACTTCTTCACTGAAGAGTTGTACGAAGCAATCCAGAATGCATTCAACAAAACCGTAGTCGGCCACTGGAAGTCTCGGGGTAATCCATTCGATGTGGGATTGGCTCTGCTATCTCAGGCAAGTCAGACTACGAAGACTATGTTGACTGTGGCTAATCCAAGGGCACAATCCAGGAACCCGCTAGATGCTACTTATCATGCATTGGTTAATGGCTGGTTTAGTTATGACAGTCTCAGAAAAGCTTACATTATCTCACTGCATCAAACCAAAAGGCAACACTCAAGTAAGATTCAGCTGCTTACGGCGGCTCCGGTGCACTTACTTGGGTTGGCGGTTAGGGCTGTTGACTGGAAGAAGCGTGGAGCCAAGGGAGGTATCGGTAAGAACTGGGCTGAATTCAAAAGGTCATTCTTTGATGAGTTTGACGAGAACAATAAAGATCTTTATGAGCTAGGGGACATGCTCCTTAGAGAAGGTGTTCTTTCAAATGACCAGTGGAAGATAAATGAAAAGGAAATGCAGGAGCTTTCGGCAAGCAAGTGGGACCAAGGATTTAAGGGGAGGCAAAGGAAGAAGGCTGAAAATATGTCTGGAAAAGCCATTGCTAAAGCCGCAGGTAGGTACTCAGACCGACTGTTCACCTCAATAACTGACAATAAGGTAATGAACTCCCTGAAGGCTCTGTATCGAATGCCCGATGACATGGTGAAGATTATGGGGTATCTGAAGGAAAGGGAGCATGAGATAAGAGCTCGCAAGTTAGGGGAGAATAAGAGCGACTCTCAAATAAGAGCTGAAATGCTAGGCATACAGGAAACGGCAATAAATAACGTCTTGGAGATGACTACAACTTACAGCCGAATAGGTAGGCTTCCGAAAGCACTTGGTAGTACCCCATTTGTCGGTTCTTTTGCTTCCTGGCAATCTAGTTTTTATAGAGCGACGATAGGTAAGTATCTTACTATCGCTAAGGAATTGAAGAGTGATAACCCAGTCAGGAAGAAACGAGGTTTAACTAGATTAGCTTCTGGATTGGCAGCTGACATAGGAATGTCGGTCATCCTGCGATCCTTACTTCCAATGATGATGTTCGACGACGAAGAAGAGGTAGAAGCTTACTTAGAACTGCTTCCAGAGTGGCAAAAAGACCACACCATGGTTGTTCTTAAGTGGGGCGATGAAGGACCAGAGTTTATTGATCTTTCCATGGTGATGCCTCACCTGGTTTTTGGGGACATTGTTTCAGCTGGTTATCGACACACCAAAAGACACGGCATAGGTGACGGTTTAATGGCTGCTGTTTTTGAAGGCTTAGATCCTTACTTGGATGAAGACGTATATTTAAGCAAGCTCGTAGATGTGATCCCATTTTTTGGAAGGGGAGGTCAACCTAAATACTCCAAAAAGGTTTACGACTCTCTTGATAGTACTTTTCATAAGATGAAGAATTCACTTGACCATATAACTCTGGGGCTTAGATCAGGAGCAAGAGGTCCTCTTGTTCCTGGATTCGTTACGGAATCACAGCGGTTTATGGAAGCAATGAAGGGGGAAGAAACCAGGACGGGTGTTAAGCGTAGTATGCTAGGGGCTTCAATGCGGTGGATTGCCGGAGTGGAGATGACAAGTATCGACGCTCAAAGAAAATTAACTCTTAAAGCTTCTGAATTTAGGTCTAAACTAAAGGTTATCAAAGACGATTTAAGGCGGTCTGGGTTTAGTGAGAATTCTGATACTTTCCGCAGGAAAATGATGAAGTTTCGTAATGATAACGCCATGCTGTATGATGAAATGGGGCGTGTGGTTTATGCCGCTAGGAAGCTTGGATTAAGCCTGGACGATATCCAGGGTACACTTAGAACCTGGAATGTCCCTAAGGACGATATCCAGGCATTTATTAACAGATCCGATAGGAAACCAGTCTTTAGCGATAAGACGATTGAAGGGATGTTAGACTCTGCCACTTCCCCAGAGGAAAGAGAAGTTAAGTCTGAAATCTTAAGTGAGTATACCGATGAGCAAAAATAGGAGAGCTAAGAAGCTTGATAAGTGGGGGTATTACAGCAATTCAGAAGATACCACAGAAGCTATAGCTCATGGTTATGAGCCTAAATACGTTGCTCGTGGGGAGCGTAAGGATGGCAAAAGGGACTATAAGCTTGATAAGACAGCCCAGAAAACAGAGCTGATCAAGGCTAAAGGAACCCGTCTGAAGTGGCTTGTGATACTAATAGGTTTGGTAATGGGCGGTTTTGCCGCATTCAAAACAGGAATATTTGGAGGTTGATATGGAAAACATAAAAGCAGTAATGTTGGATTTCTTGCAGTCATTGAAGTCCAAGAGAGTAGTTTCTGGCTTGCTTACGATTTTGTTTATGGCAGCTTGGAACTTTTTTAACCTGGAACAGTATGGGATTACTGAAGAGGCCGTTAGCAATCTAGTCATTACAGTGACTGGACTTATTGTTGCTGACAGCATCTCCAGCGTTAATCCAGATAAGAAACGAGAGTAGAGATGTCTGAAGAGGTAGTCAAAGAGCTGCAAAAAGTCAGCCGTGATTTAGTTAAGTTAGAGAGTCGTGTAGATAATTTGCAGCAGACTATCCAGACTGAACTACAGCCATTGAACCGTCTGTTCCAGGGGAACGGCAAGCCGAGCCTTGAAGCTCGGCTCTATCACGTAGAACATGAAGTTAAGGAGCAGAGTCAAACGACCAGCTGGGCACTCAAGACTGCGTTAGGTGCAGCCCTGGGGGCTTTAGTGACGGTCGTACTGTCTCTGATGAAAGCATGAGAATTAGATACATCATACCGAAGACCCGTAAAAGAGCCATGATCCGCACCAGCAGCACTGAAGTAGCTTGCCTACTGAAGAGTGTCTTGGAGGATGCCGGATACCAGGAGACTGGTATGGTTGGGATGGTCAAACACATACTGTTCTGGTGGACTAAGAAGAAATGAGTAAGTCTCTTGCGCAGGTCATGCGAGAGGCGTTGGAGAAGTACGGGAAAATAGGGACCAAGGAACTTGCTAATAAGCCAGAGTTCGCAGGTTGGGCCAGTAGTAAAATCAGGGAGACTCGCAACAATGTATTGCGAGAGTCTTCAAAAGCTGAATGGGTTAGGAATAACCCCGAGAAGAGGATGTGCGCCAAGATCAGAAGTAGGTGCAAGCGTTTCAATATTTACTTCGACATTAAGCCCGAAGATCTGATGATACCGGAAAACTGTCCTGTACTTGGAATACCACTGGACAGCTCAAGCAGTGATAACGTGCCATCTGTAGATAGGTTTGATCCCAGCAAGGGGTACACTCCCGACAACGTCAATGTCATAAGCAACAGGGCCAATTCTCTGAAGAACAACGCCACTGTAGAGGAGATTGAGCAGCTCTACAACTGGGTTAAAGATCAAGAAAGTCGTCGGAAATAGGCTTAAACACCACGTGTTCAGTGCCTACTCGGTACGATTTCTGTACGTATCCATGCCCGTAACGCTTGTCCGGCATGTTGAATTCTTCCCAATGGGGCCTGGTTGATGAATAAATGATGGCGACATGCGACATCGAATCATTGAGATTGACGTAGGCGTAAGGCTTGGGGAATGAGAAGTCGAAGCTTCTCTTGGCGCATACGAATAGATCAGGGTAGGGGAAGTCGTCCCTGGAAGTCCAGGTGAGCTTCTTGCGGTGCTTCACTTCGATCTTAAGGTTGATGTGCAGGTCGCCATCATCCACATAATCATTCCTGTTCCCGCCCTCAGGCATCTCCCCAGAGCAGTTAACCGTTGGACTGAAGCCCTGATCAAACAGGGCCTCAGCTACTTTCCACACGGCTTTACGACTCTCCCTCAGGTGAGTCAGAAACTTCTTCCGATTGTTCATCGTCGAATAACCTCGTTACAAATATTGGTGTTCGCTCACCTACGTAAGCAGCTATGATATTGAAATTAAAATACTCACGAGCCTCTTGTTCGCTCATGGATTCTGCCAGCTTTTCGATCACCTTGTCAGTGTCGTAAACGGCCAGCATTTGAATGCTGGCCCCCTCGGCAACACCTATGATGCAATCATCAAAGCCGTCAGCGCAAATGATCTCTTCGTCCATTTCGGACATCTTATCTCTCCGATCCATAACCTTCATCCCTCATATAATTAAGCAGCATTTCCTGGTGGTCCTCGTATTGCTGTATAGCATCGTCGCTAGTACGAGTCCCACTTCCACCGCAAGAGAGGCATGTACTAGAGCCTATCGGCCCGTACAGCCCTTCTCCTGTTCCAGCACAAGTATTACAATCATCCATTTACTTCGTCCTCCAGACATTGTTGGTAAACCTCTTTGAGGTTTTCTATTGCTTTCCTGATGTCCTGAGCTCTGGAATTACCATCTTTACCCCCAGCTCGGCAAATGTATTTGATTGCATTGCCTTCCCAGAAGTCTAGATTCCAGTCTCGTATGACATCCCACGGTTCAATTTCGTAGGCATAATGAACTGGCTTAGTCGGCCTGCCCGTCTTGAATAGGGTTTCGTTTACTGAATTCTGTGATTCGCTCACTGATATCTCCTAAATCGTCTAAGTACATGATTGCCACAAACTTCTTGTGGTTCTTTTTGTAGATCACAATCTGTCGATCATGGTAATTCTTGTCGCTTTCGGCTTGCTCCAAAGCTTTGTGGAGCTGTAAACGCTCCACAGTCTTTATCTCAAAATGCAACCCAGGCATGTTGGTGATTAGATCCGCATCGCCAGCAACGCCACAATATTGCTGTGATCTCCTGGCTTCACATCCAAAGAGCCTGGTGAGTTCCTTAGCAGCAGCTAATTCGCCCCTGGCTCCCTTCCTTCTGCTATTGGTCATAGATTTCCTCCGCGCTCATAGCTGAGCTTTCAAAAAGTGTTTTTATTACGGGGACAGCTGCCTCGTAATCGGTCCTGCCGACATAACGCCTACAGGCTTCTTCCTCAGTCCAAGACTGCCTGATCTGAGCTGAGACCCGACGAATCCGTTCGTCCATGATCTCAATAGCTTCAGGGATCTCCCATCTGAGGTATTCAATGGCCCAGTTTTCTAACGGGTCATCGATATCTACTTTGAGATACCATTCTTTCAGGGCAGCTCTTACGTAAGATCCAGTTTTCATTAATAAAACCGTTGTTCCGAAGATTCAAATCGCAGGTGAAGCTTCTGCTTCTTGATGGGCCCGTTACGTCTTTTGGCAATGTGCACATCGTACCTGCGTGGGTTGTCGGAATTATTGTCTTTACCATAATTCCAACCGAACAGTATTAGGTCGGCATCCTGCTCTAACTGTCCTGATTCCCTTAGGTCTGACCCTTGAAATTCTACATTATCCCTCTTCTCCACCTCTCGGGAAACTTGGCAAAGTGCCAGAATTCCGATGTTGTAATCTCGGGCACAGCCTTTGATCCGTTGAGAAATTTCTGTAACAGTTTCATATCTTCCGCTTGAGGTTGATGATCGTAGAAGTTGGAGATAGTCGACAGCAACCAACTGGACACCATTGTTTTCGACGTAGGACTTGATATTAGTCTCAACATCTTCAATGCTTCCAACTGGTCTGTAGAAAAGCTTCCCCTTATCTTTCCAGTAATCCTCAATCTTCGCCATGATCTCATTCTTGTTTTCCTCCCAGTATTGTTCATCTTCAGGAAAGCCATTCATGACAACTCTCCTGCCGATCTCTCTTGCTGACATTTCAGCGTTAAGCATTAAGCAATTCACGTTGTTTTGGGCCTGATAGATAAGCCACTGTAAGGCTAGTGCTGACTTACCATGTCCAGGGCGAGCTGCAATGATCGCCACTTCCCCTGGCCCCACTCCATCAATAGAGTAGTCAACGGCAGCGATACCGCTGCCGAAGTAATGGTTAGCCCCAACGCTTTTAAGGAATACGTTGGCACAATCTACCACGGTCTCTGACGATTGTTCGCTTTCGCTACTGAGTCGATTACGTACACTATCGTAAGCATTGTTAATAACAGTACTAAGCCAAACATCATTGCCACCTTTTTCGTACCCCTCTTTCTCGCACCAGTGCCTCAAGGTGCTCTTGATGACATCGGTGTGCACTCGCTGGTAGACCAGCTCGCATGCTATGTAGAATACACTGGCACTGGTTGATCTGTCCCCGTCAAACGAGTCATCAAACATCCTGTGCCATTTCCTGTACAAACGACTCTCCTGGTTCTTGATCATGCTTGCGATCTCACCTGGAAGGCCGTATTCATCCTCAGAGGGCGGCACCAGCGAGGTGCCGAACCGGACACAGGAAGCTTCTATCTCACTCCGGTAAGTCCATGTTGGTGTGAATCGTTCAAGCTCTTCCCACGACTCATTGACATCTACGAACTTACTCTTGTTCCAGTACGGTAGTCGAACTAGGTTCCCCAGCCCCTTACCAGACAGCTTATCCTGTCTAGGGTAGATCTCCTTGAACTTCTGACCTACCTTTTCGGCAACCCCCTTCCAGAACTTCCTAATAAGCCATGCTGGTATAGGGTCCTCAAAGAATAGCCATATGTGGGCTCCTGAGCCGCTAGACGACACTTCGGCTGTCGGCGTGTATCCTTCCTGCTCTAAGAAGTTGAAGACCGCCTGAGCATCCTCACGCCATTGAGGATTGGGGTCGTCATCATGGTTGTCAAAATCAACGCAGCTGCAATGTACTGTGTTGTCCTTCCGCATAACATAGAAACCAACACAAGTATTCCCAGTAAGGTGTAAAGTTCGATAATCTTCAATCGTAATTTCCTTATCCATCGGCCTGAAGTCATGGGCACAGATATCCTCTCTTCCCCTGAAGGTGTTAACGACGATTGCTTTGTCTAATTCAGATAACATATTTTCTCCTTGCAAAAAAAAGCACTGGGAGCGCTAACTCCCAGTGCTATCGGTAAGACGGAAAGACCTAGAATGGTGCTTCGCCGGTATCAGACGGAGGGGCTGTTCCCTGCGATCCACCATAAGAAGTCTGGGAGGTCTTGAACTTGTCCCCCCAGAGGGCATCCGCTTCCATCAGAGTATGCTGATCGATTGGCTTGGGAGCTTGCGCTGCCCGTGGTCGATCCACATTCCACTCTTCACGATCATTGCCGTTGTAGTGCGACTTGCTGGAAAACCAAGGAGAAATTTTTCCAATCAAGCTCACATGATTAGCATGTGAAGGGTCTAGCTGTCCAGGGCTTCCTGTGAAGCCTATGAAGGCCAGATCCTCGGCAAAACGGTCAATCGTTTTGTCGGTAAGCGTCATCCACTTCTTCCGTCTTACGCCACCTTCAACGGCTTCTCTGGTGCCATCGGCATTCAGTTTGAAGAGCACGTTGAGGTCAAATTCCACCTGATGATTCCCATTGCTGGAAACTGTGAGTCGGTGGCCCGCAATCTCACATTCGTATTTACCTAGTAACATGTACTACGCTTCCTTTGAAAATAGTTTTACAAAATTACGGAATCCCTCAGACGATGAGGAACCCAAATCGAAAGATGCTGGCAGGCCCATTCTGTTCTTGGCCTCAAACCCAGCTTCAGGTTCGCAGTAGGCGACACGCTTCTTGCCTCCCTTTGCCTTACCGCTTGAATCGACAGTGGTGAAGAAATTGAAAAACAGCACTGCGTCAGCCCACTGTCGGATGACATCACTGTTGTCCTTGTGAAGATCGATCTTGTAAGACTGGTAGTCTTCGCCAAGAGGGTTGCGTTCTTTAGCCAGACGACTGTGTGCGAGACACACGATGGTCATCCCCTTTTCGATACGCAATCGATCAAGTTTAATCGTTAGTTCCTTGAATACGTTCGCACAGGCGGCGTATCCACGGTGGTATGCCATGAAGCTGGCATGGTCACCATTGAACTGTGTTTGCAACACATGTTCCAGACACAGCTCTTCAAAGCCATTAAGGCAATCAATAACAACTGTCTTGAAATCATGCTCTGCTGCTACCAGTTCATCCAGAGCCCCCATGAACTCCGACCATGTGTCGAATGCGGGGAGATGGCTGGTTTCACCTAGTTGCCCACTTGAGATAAGGGTCTCAAGACCTGTCTCGTTGCGGCTCATTAGGTACAAGGGATTGGACATTTCAGCAGGGAAAGATGTCTTCCCCACGCCTTCACGACCGTAAATAACGATTCGGTAAGGTAGCTTTTCGGCTTTAGCCTTTACCTTGGTCAGAATGCTTCCAATAGCATTAGCTGATACTTTGTTCATGAACTTCTTCCTTTTTAGTGGAGTTCCAAAATGACTCTAGGCACTCATGAAATGCAGAGCCAAAGGTGAGAGCTAACGGTTGCTCTTCACGATC